CTGAGACTGAGCGTCCTGAGCGGCTTCGAATGTCCAACGTGCTTGTAACTTACGTGACTTCGCTTCAACAGCTTGTCTTAAGATTTGCACACTGATTTGCTTACCGCCGTTTCCTTCTAATACTGCTGTGTTAGCACCAGTATATGAAGCGGATGTTCCTGTGCCTTGAGCAGTACGTGAGTACGCCTGAGCAATTTTGAACGGTGATAATGCTTCTTCACCAGCTGTTACCGAAGTAGCGGCTGCCGAGTTGTCAGTCAATGACTGAGCGTAACGAACACGTAATGTGTGAATCTGTCCAACAGGACCAGTCATTGGCTGAACGCCGACTAGTTCGTTAGCAATAACAGTAGGCATAACCCTTCTGATTACTGGTAAGATTACACGGTTAAGTGTTGCTATATTTCCTGCTCCGGTACTACCTGCGGTAGCAGTCTCATTTAAGAGTCCTTTGCGAGTGTTTTCAAGGACTACACCCATTGTTGATCGGCGGTTGCCTTTTAAGCCTTCTAACAGAGCTTCTTTGGTTTCGCCCCAACGACTTTCTAAGAGTACTTTTGACATGGTTATTTCTCCTAATCTATGTCTAGTTTAATTTAAAGCCCTGCCAGACGTTTCAGATCAATTACGTTGCTTCCTGCATCGTAATCTTCTTCAACATACTGTTCTTTCTTGGCAGATTTATTACCATCTACTACAGTTGAAACAGATTCAGTAAGCGAACTCTTGCGAGCCTTCTCACTACCCTCGTTCAATACTGCTGGTAAGTACTTATCAAATGCGTTCTTCAGTTTATCTGATTGAACACTTTCTAATAAAGATCGCATTACTTGAGCCTTTTCGTTGTTCAAAGAAGCAGTTAATTTAACTAATTCTTTTTCACGCTGAGTAGATTCTTTAATAATGTTGACCTCACGTTCTTTTGATTCAATAATTTGATTTGCTTTCGCAAGTTTAACCATTGATTCTGCTAGTTCTTGTTCTTTGTCATTCAATACATTAACAATCTTACGAGTCTCAGCCTTATCATTTAGATAAGTTGTGCTGAATTCTCCTGCGAATGTTTCAAATATCTTACGACCGAAGCTATTCTCCCTAGCGGTTTTAATATCTTCTTTAAGTTGTGATAGTTCACCTTTAAGATGTGTTGCAACTGTAGCACCAACTCTTTTAGAACTCTCAGCAATAAACTTGCTTTTGAGTGCTGTGAGTTGTTTGCGTCCTTCTGCAACTAACTTAACACGTTGTTCAACCACTGCTTGTCTATCCTGAGCAAATTCTTTGATCTCTTTAGCCAATGCATGAACGATAAATTTTTGAAGTTTATCTTGGTTTTCTAGTTGAACCTTACGATCAGTACGCAATTCTCTAATTTCTTCTGCTAACTTAGTTACCATGAAGTTATTAAATTTTGTTGCACTTTCTTTAAGTTTCAATTTCGCTTTTACGCGGTCTTCGTTAATAGCTTTCTTCTCTTCGTGGAATTCATTAATTTCCTCACTTAGAGATTCAGTTACCATCTTGTCAAGGGCTTCTACCATAACACTACGGTCATGTTCATATCGTTGAGCAAATTCATTTCTGAGTTCGCCGCGGACTTGATCTTTAGCCTCCATTAACTTAGTGTCAAAAGCGGTTTTTAATTCGCCTGCAACATCTTCGTTAATAAGACCTGAATCAATTAATGGTTTGATAGCATCTAACATGCTGTTTTCCCCTCTATTTTAAGTCTATCTTTAAGTCTTTGATTAAACGAGAAATCTCGTCTTTCAAATACCGTTCTACTTGCTTGTTGCCTCTCGCTTCTCTTGCTACTTCTAAAACTTTATGTCCGTGCTTCATATTCATGAGGCCCTCGTATATTGCTTTAGGATAAGCATTAGGAGCACTTGGTTGTGCAACAATATCTACAGTGATTATTTCAAAATCACTTACTTGGCCATCCATATCGTTAACGTTTCCGCTACCTCTACTAGATACTCCAAGTTTTACCCCTGACTCTAACATGGTCTGAAC